CGTGACGGGCAGACGTTCTCGAAGCTCGTTATGCTGACAAGCCGCTCCAAGAAGGGCAACTTCTTCAAGGAGATAATACACGTCGGGCAGGTGAGCGAAATGGTACAGCTCGGCTATTGGAGTAAGCTGCAGTATGAGATGCAGAGCTTCGACGACAGCCTGTTGATATTCAACTCCTCGAAATCGGAATACACGGAGGAGAGCGTTCAGCGGGCTTACGACGCGAACGGCGGCACACAGTCCATAACAGAAGCCCTCGACAGACACCCGGAACGCCGCCATATCCTTGCGTTCGTTCCCTCGGTACAGGACGCTATCGCCCTCTCGAAGAAATACCCGAGCTCGGCTGTGATATACGGAGAACAGGACAAGCGGGAGAGAGCCGACGTGATAGACCGCTTTCGCCGGGGCGAGATTCGTGTGATATTCAACGTCCGTGTGCTTTCAACAGGCTTCGACTATACGGGTATCGACTGCATAGTGTTCGGCATAAGCACAGCCTCCATAGCCCTGTATTATCAGATAGTCGGGCGTGGCACCCGTATCGACCCCGGTAAGGAGGATTGCCTGATCTGCGACCTCGGCGGCAACGTGAAACGCTTCGGGCGGGTTGAGGACATCGTTTTCGAGCAGGGGCGAATGTGGCGCATGTTCGGAACGGGCGGGCGGCTGTTATCAGGCATTCCGATAAGCGACATCGGAAAGTACAACAGGGAGGACACACAGGCTATCGACCGACAGGCTGAGGCCCCCATTGAGGTTATGCCGTTCGGCAAGTACGTCGGCTTACACATAGCCGATATCCCCCTGAGCTACCGACAGTGGATGATACGGGCTTTCGATTGGAACAGCCGCAATGAGAAGCTCCGCAAATCTATCATAGCGACAATGTAACCGATATTACTAACATCTAAAAACACGGTGACAATATGGGTAAGCCGATAAAATTATGCGCAAGTTACTTTTATCACGATGCGGATATGCGCAATGACATCAAGATTAAAGCTCTCCGCCGCAAGTTCGGCACGGAGGGTTATGCCGTATGGAATTTCCTGCTCGAGGTGTTGACCGACAGTGACGGGTTCGAGCTTGACTTCACAGAGCTCCAACAGGAACTCCTTGCCGCCGATTTCGACGTGACACGGGAGCGGCTCGTTGAGGTGGTTGAGTACTGTTTCCGCCTGAACCTGCTGCAGCGCACGGAGGACGGACAGGGCTTTTACAGTCAGGCGCACCGCCAACGCTTACAGGACGTTATCAGCCTGAAAGAGAAGCGGAGCAATGCCGGGCGCATAGGTATGCAGAAACGTTGGGGACAACAATCCTCCGATAACACAGTTATAACACCTGATAACACAGCTATAACAGCTGATAACGTAAAGAATAGTAATGAAAAGAAAGGTAATGAAAAGAATAGAAAAGAAAATATACCTGCTATCGCAGGGGACACAGTAGCCAAAGTTCCTTATCAGGAAATCGCCGAGATGTGGAACTCGATCTGCGGGGCGCAGCTTCCAAAGGTACAGACCGTATCGGACAGCCGCCGGGCGAAAATCAAGGCACGCCTTGCGGAGTTCGGCAAGCCTGAGGTATGGCGCGAACGCACCGAGCAGCTGTTCCGGGCTGTTATCGCTTCCGACTTCCTCAGGGGCGCGAACAACCACAATTGGACGGCGACATTCGATTGGCTGTTTTCGAACCCGACGAATTGGGTCAAGGTGATGGAGGGCAACTATGCCGACCAACGAGGCACAGCGGCTCAACACCCGGCACAACAGCCGACGCTCGGGGTCGGCGAGTTCATCGACAACACAGGGCGAAGAACCTACGGAACAGGTAAGACGACGATACCCGCTAACGCCCCGGCGAGACCGTCCGACAGACACTCATGGGACGCAGCCACTAATACTTGGATATTGTTATGATAATGAATTGGGAAAAATACGGCATACAAGCCCCGTTTGGGGCGCACTCAGGCAACAAGAAAGTGTTCTGCCCGCAATGCCATGATGAACGCCGAGACAAGCGCGACAAGAGCCTGTCAATAAACCTCGCCACGGGCGAGTTCCACTGCCACTACTGCGGCTTCTCAGGGTGTGCAGCCGAAAAGGAGGATTGGGAGCGTGAGCGTAATTGGCATAACTACGCTCCAATACGCCGACAGAAGCCCGTGTATCAGAAGCCCAAGCCCCGCCCGACAGCCCCCGTGTCGGACAGGGCTCTTGCATGGTTCAACGGGCGAGGCATAAGCGCACAGACGCTGACCGACATGCGCATAACAGAGGGACAGGAATGGATGCCGCAGAAACAGGGACAGGCGAACACCGTTCAGTTCAACTACTTCCATAACGGGGAACTCGTGAACACGAAATTCCGAACAGGCGATAAATGCTTCAAACTGTGTACCGGGGCTGAGCTGCTCCCGTACAATATCGACGCTATTAAGGGCTGTAAGGAGTGTATCATCACAGAGGGCGAAATGGACGCTCTCTCGTTCTACGAATGCGGGCGGCATGACGTTATCAGCGTGCCGAACGGGGCGAACGCCAATCTCGACTACCTCGACGACTACATAGAGGAGTATTTCGACGATAAGGAAACCATCTACATAGCCTCGGACACCGACACCAAGGGCGTGCTGCTCCGTGATGAGCTTATCCGCCGATTCGGGGCTGAACGCTGCCGGGTGTTGGAGTACGGCGAGGGCTGTAAAGACGCTAACGAACACCTGATGAAGTTCGGACAGAAGAGCCTCATGAAATGCCTCACGGACGCTCCCGAAATAAAGCTCGACGGGGTGTTCACGGTAAGCGATTTTGAACAGAGCCTCGACGCCCTGTTTGAACACGGTATGCAGCGGGGCGTGACTATCGGGCACCCCAACTTCGACCGCCTGTTGAGCTTCGAGACCAAACGTCTGTGTATCGTGACAGGCATACCCGGCTCGGGTAAATCGGAGTTCATCGACGAAATCGCCGAGCGGCTGAATATCAACTACGGGTGGCGGTTCGCCTATTTCAGCCCCGAAAACGCCCCTCTCGCGTATCATGCCTCGAAGCTGATAGAGAAGTTCACCGGGAAGAAGTTCAGCCGTGAGACGCTGACATACGGCGAATACAAACAGGTAAAGGAGCATATCGAACAGGACTTCTATTTCATCGCTCCCCCTGATAATAACTTCAAGGTTGACAATATCCTCGACAAGGCTAAATACCTCGTTCGTCGGCGGGGCATAAAAGCTCTCGTTATCGACCCGTACAACAGGCTTGAAAGTGAGCAGGGCGGGCGTAACGAAACACAGTATATCAGTGAGCTGCTCGACAAGCTGACCAACTTCGCTCAGGCTAACGACATCCTGATAATACTCATGGCGCACCCGACGAAGCAGCCAAGGAATAAGGACGGAGTTATCGAAGCCCCGACACTGTATGACATCAGCGGCTCGGCAAACTTCTTCAATAAAGCGGACTTCGGCATTGTGGTTCACCGTAACAGGGCTGAGAACACGGTCGAGGTACACGTTCAGAAAGTGAAATTCAGACATCTCGGAGAGTGCGGAACGGCGCAGTTCAAATACAACCTGAACAACGGTCGTTACGCCCCGTACACGCCCGGCTCAGAGCCTGTATGGGACAACGAGAACCACATACAACGGGAACTCCTGCGACGGGCACAGGAGGCGGAACAGGCGGCGACGTTTGATTTCTCCCCGGTTGAGGATTGCCCGTTCTAAAAGAGCTAACTGACGGTGTTACAGCCGTGAACAATAATAATTCAAACAATTCTTAAGCTATGGCAAATTTTGGTATCAGAATCGACCTGCTGAAGCTCAAAGGAGCTTTCATGCGAAACGTGAAAGGACAGACAGCGACGAAACGCTGCCTCATTATCCCGGTTGACGAATGCGAGGGCATGTTCCTCGGTGAGAAGGGCTGTTATTTAAGCCTGACGGCGATTGAAATGCAGAACCCGCAGTACAACGAGACACACTGCGTAAAGGCTGACGTGCCCCGTGAACAGCGTGAGACAATGACAGAGGAGGAACGCCGCTCCCTGCCTATCCTCGGCGGCATGAGAGAAATCAAGCCCAAGGCTCCACAGAGTATGCAGGTACAGGGAACACTCGGTCAGAACGACATCGACGACCTCACGTTTTAATCACCGACACCCGGCACAGGCGGGCAACAGGGGACACGGTTTCCCCTGTTTGTCGTCTTGCCGTGTTTTCAGCCCCATATCAGCGTTAAAAGAATATGAGCGGACAAGATAACACTACCGAAAAGAAAAGCCGACAGACGGCGAAAAAGAATCAAATAACAGCTCAGCGGCGCGACGTGTTCACGGTGATCTGCCGAACAGACCTCGGCGTTGAGTGTGTCAAGGAGTACCGTTTCCACCCGAAGCGGATGTGGCGGTTCGACTATGCAATACCCGAGCACAAGATAGCCCTCGAGGTTGAGGGCGGCGTGTACACAGGCGGGCGACATGTCCGACCGCAGGGCTTCCTCGGTGACATCGAGAAGTATAACACAGCCACGCTCATGGGGTGGCGGGTGTTCCGTACAACGCCCTCGGAGCTGTTACGGACGAAAACCGTTGAATTGCTAAAAACCGCCATAAACGGGCTAAAAACGCCCTAAAACGTGTCGACAATGGGTAAAACGTTCCAAATTAGACAGTTTTTGCTCCAAAATGTGATTATATTACAAACATTTTAACTTCCTTTGTGTATGAACTCATATTTTAATGACACAGTATCATGCTCAGAATTTCGGAATACGTATCGCTCGGACACCCCGACAAGATTGCGGATTACATTTCGCAGTACCTGCTTGACAGGTACATCACGCATGACCCCGACACACGATATGCCGTCGAGGTGCAGATTAAGGACAGCCACGTCACCCTTGGTGGCGAGGTTGCCTCGAAAGCTAAGTTTACGAACAAGCAGCTCCGTCAGTTCGTCCGCCGGGCTGTCTGTGAAATCGGGTACACCCGAGAGTATCAAGCCCGTTGGGGGCGTGAGAATGTCATTTGCGGCGAAGACCTGAACGTCCACCTCCACCTGAGCCAACAGTCACCCGACATCGCTCAGGGGCTGACAGGTTGGGGCGACCAAGGTATCTTCTTCGGCTTCTGTGACGTTGACAACCCCGACACCCACGGAATGCCCATAGACCATGACATCGCCAAGGTTGTCTGCAAGAGTCTGTTCGACAGTGGGCTCGGCGGGCTTGACATCAAGACGCAGGTCGTTATGGAGGACGAGGGCACAATCAAGAAACTCATCGTGGCTATCCCCCTGCTGCATGACACGGACACGGCGGCTGTCGAACAGCACGTGCGCACCCGTGTCGGCGGTGACTATGAACTTATCATCAACGGCACAGGACGTTACGTCCGCCACAGCTCTATCGCTGACTGCGGTACAACAGGGCGCAAATTGGCTGTTGACTTCTACGGCGGCAACTGCCGTATCGGGGGCGGCTCTCCTTGGACGAAGGACGCAAGCAAGGCAGACCTCACACTGAACCTCGCCGCCCGCCATTTCGCTATCGAGGCGGCAAGGAAGTACAAGCGTACAATCCTCGTGTCCCTCGCCTGTTGTATCGGCAAGCAGGAGGTTGATAGGTGCATACAGGACACGGAGGGGAACGTCCTGAAAACAGACACCGTCCGCCTCGACCCCCGCCAACTGAGAGAACAATACCTGCTCGACACCCCGATATACGCCTCTATGTGCCGTTGGGGACTGTTCGGCGAATTCCAACAAGACAAACAATGGGAAAAATGAAAACGGAACATTTAAAAATCACACAGATTAAGGTCAACACGGCGAACCCCCGTACTATCAGCAAGGAGAAGTTCGACAAGTTGATTGACAGCATTCTCGTGCTGCCGAAAATGCTCGAGCTGCGCCCTGTTGTCGTTGACAACACCTTTGTTGCGCTCGGCGGTAATATGCGTTACCGGGCACTTCTTGCCATACAGGATATGGATATCACGGAGGTGAACGAACGCCTCGCCGGGCTGAATGACTTTCAGAAGAAGACACAGGCTGAGCGGGATAACCTGCTCAGCTATTGGGCGACATGGAAAGACGCTCCGACCGTGCCTGTTATCAAGGCTTCCGAGCTGTCCGACGCTGAGCAGCGAGAGTTTATCATCAAGGACAACGTCGGTTACGGTAAATGGGACATGGACGCACTCGCCAACGAGTGGGATTCAACAGAGCTCGACGATTGGGGCTTGGACGTATGGCAGAACGATGGCTCGGGCGGCGGTGACGGCAGCGGCTCGACGGCTGACAGCAAGCCTGAGAACGGCTCACTGAATGACCGCTTCGTCGTCCCCCCGTTCTCTATCCTTGACAGCCGTCAGGGGTATTGGCAAGCGCGCAAGAAGATTTGGCGTGAAGTCATCGGCGACATGGGACTGTCACGTCAGGGCAAATTGGTTAAGAGTATTGAAATGCGATACAAAGACCTGTACACCCGCACACGCCAACACCGTAAGCAGCTTGGTATTAGCTTCCGTGAATACCTCGACAAATACGTCTCTGAAGAGGAAAAGGAACGCGAGAGCAAAAAGGTGCTGTCAGCCGGGGTATCACTGTTCGACCCCGTGCTGTCTGAAATCATTTGCAAATGGTTCACGCCGTTTGAAGGGGCGAAAATCTTCGACTGCTTCGCGGGTGACACACAGAAAGGGCTTGTGTTCGGAACTTGCGGGTTCATGTTCAAGGGTGTTGAGCTGCGCCAAGAACAGGTTGACGTCAACAACAAAGTCATAGCTGACAGAGGTCTTCCTATCAGCTATGTTTGTGATGACGGTCAGAATGTCGCCAACCATTTCGAGCCTGAAAGCCAAGACATGTTATTCAGCTGCCCGCCCTACTTCGCCCTCGAGAAATACAGTGATCTGCCGAACGATGCAAGCAATCAGGGCAGTTACGAGGATTTCATTGCCATACTCCGCAACGCTTTCACGGCGGCGTTGGGCTGTTTGCGACAAGACAGATTCGCTGTTATTGTCGTCGGCGATGTGCGTGACAAGTCAACAGGCTTCTATTACGATTTTATGGGCGACATCAAGCGTATCTTCAAGGACAACGGGGTCCGCCTGTACAATGAGATTATCCTTATCGAATCAGGGGCTTCAAAAGCCCTGCATGCGTCCCGGTACATGGAGAGCCGCAAGGTTGCGAAGATGCACCAAAATATCCTCGTGTTCTACAAGGGGGCGACCAAGGACATAAAGAAAACATTCAAAAAAATTGAGTATGCAAGCGAAGATTTGGAACTTTTCCGAGTTAATTCAGAAAACGAACCCACAGGAGCTGAGGGCGAAGTTTGACGGGCTGTTGCGACAGGCGGGGTTCAATATCCTGTGCTTCACAGACCACCACTTCACGCCTCAGGGTTACACGTTCCCCGAGTTCGGGAAATCGTACATAGAGCTGTCATCATGTAACTTGGAGTTCTTTCAGGAATTCCTCAAACAGACCAAAACGCTATGAGCTTCTATCAGAACAGGGTCAGAAATCAGGTGAAAGAGGCACGGCTTGAAATCGTGTCACAGCTGTATAAGCGTGGCTATTCGCTCGGCAAGATACGCTGTGAGGTTATGGCTCGGCTCGACCTGAAAACCTACTCCAAGGGGACGGTGCATAACGACATCAAGACGCTTCTGCGTGAATGGCGTGAAAGCCGCCTCGAGGATATGGACGAAGCCCTGCAGCTCGAACTGACCCGCATTGACGACACCGTCCGAGAGCTGTGGGAACAATGGGAAAAGAGCAAGGAGGACTATACGCAGACCTACCGCCGCCGCAAGGGTGCGCCTGAGCGACGACCTGAGGGACAACAGGCGCAGCAGCAACAGGGGCAGGACGGACAGCGCACCCGCACCCTGTTCGTTGAGGAGAGCACCCGCAATGTTCAGAGGCTCGGCAACCCCGCCTATATCTCCGAGATACGACAGCAGTTGGCGGAGCGGCGCAAGCTGCTCGGGCTGTACGCCCCGGAGAAGAAACAGGTCGAGGGCGAGATGTCCTTTGCGAATTTCCTTATGGAGAGCGGTATGTTGGATGAGGCTGAACAACAGAACGGCGAATAAGCCTGTTTTTAACCCCGCTGACGGCTTTAAATCATTTATTGGTATAAGTTATCCACTCAAACGACAAACGGCGAGAAATCGCCTAAAAACGGCTAATTTCAAGTGAACAGAAATGACGAACGAATACGCAAGCAGGGTTTCGCCCTGTTGGCGGCGTGGCGGGAGGATTGGAACAGATTCGTCCGTGACGCCCTCGGGGTGACGCTCGACCGTGAGCAGCAGGAGATTCTTTCCTCGGTGCAGTTCAACCCACGCACGAGCGTTGTGTCGGGAACATCCCGTGGCAAGGACTTCGTCGCCGCCTGCGCCGCTGTGTCGTTCATGTACCTCACGCCACGTTGGAACAGCCGCCGAGAGCTGATAGAAAACACCAAGGTCGCCCTCACAGCCCCGACAGACCGACAGGTAAAGAATATCATGATACCTGAGGTCAGCCGCCTGTTCAACAGGGCGAAGAACCGAGGCATAGTGCTGCCCGGCAGGATGAACGCCTACGATATCCGCACCGACTTCGACGAATGGTTCTTGACGGGCTTCAAGGCTGACGAGCATAACCACGAGGCGTGGTCGGGCTTTCACGCCGTACACACGATGTTCGTCATTACCGAGGCTTCGGGTATCTGCGACGACACCTTTGCGGCTATCGAGGGTAACCTGCAGGGCGACAGCCGTATTCTGTTGGTGTTCAACCCGAACACTCCTATCGGCTATGCCGCCCGCTCACAGAAAGGCGACCGTTGGGCTAAGTTCCGTCTGAACAGCCTGACAGCCACGAACGTCCTCGAACACAGGCTCATCATACCGGGGCAGGTGGACTACTATTGGGTGCGGGATAAGCTCGAGACGTGGTGTATGCCGATACCGGAACGCGACCGCACGGAGGAGCTTGACGACTTCCTGTTTGAGGGACAGTGGTACCGTCCCGAAGACCTGTTCCGCAAAAAGGTGCTCGGGAAGTTTCCCAAGGTGGCTGACGACGTTCTTATCCCATCGCAGTGGATTGAACTCGCACAGCAACGGTGGCTTGAAGCCGAGGGGCGCGAACCCGTCAGCTCAGAGCCACGCATGTTGGGTGTCGACGTGGCGGGTATGGGACGCGATTCCACCTGCTTCTGTGAACGGCGGGGACGGTACGTCGCTCCATTCGACGCACGCAACTCAGGCGGCACGGCAGACCACATGGCTGTCGCCGGGCACATCATCTCACGCCGACAGCACGAGCCGAAGATGGTTGTCAGCATTGATACTATCGGCGAGGGTGCGGGCGTTTACAGCCGCTGTGTCGAACAGGACGACCCGAACTATATCATCAGCTGCAAGAACTCCGCCAAGGCTGTCCTCGGCGACCGTCCGCTCCGTGACATCACGGGGCAGTACACGTTCACGAACCTCCGAGCCTACCTGCATTGGTGCGTCCGTGATTGGCTGAACCCGAAGAATAACACAGGGGCGATGTTACCGCCTGACAGTCAGTTCGCCGAGGAAGCCGCCGAGATACGTTGGGAGTTCCGCTCAGACGGCAGTATCATCATCGAACCCAAGGAGGACATCAAGAAACGCCTCGGGCGCAGCCCTGATAAGTTCGACGCACTCGCATACACGTTCTATCCGTTCAGAGCCGCCGGGAGAACGATTGACCTCGGGCGGCTCTCGAAGATGGTTTAACACTCAAAAATCATACAGAAATGACAATCGAAGAAATTTTAAGCTCAACCGAGTTGACAGCTTCGGAGAAAGTGGGGCTGTTGAAAGAGAAAACAATCTACGTGCCTGTGTGGGGCGGGCGTTACGGTCTGCAACAGCAGTTCGACCCGACCAAACACCCGGTTATGGACAAACAGAAATACCCGGACGAAATGGACGCAGACGGCGTTCATCCCGTTACCCGTGTAACCTGTGACCTGCCCCGCCTCGCCTGTAAGCGTATGACCGAGCTCTGCTGCGGCATACCCGTGAAACGTGTGTACAAGCCTGAGAACGACCAACAGAAAGAGATAGCGTCGTACATGGAGGCTGTGTATGACCGCAACCGCATTGACAGCGTGAACATCGAACGTCTGAACATGCTCTTTGCTGGCTGTGAGGTAATGACCCTGTGGTACGCCGTTGAGAGCCGTAACAACGTGTATGGCTTCGACAGCCTGTTGAAGCTCCGCTGCCGAAACTTCTCACCTATGCTCGGCGATAACCTGTACCCGCTGTTTGACGAGTATGGCGATATGACAGCCATGTCCGTCGGTTATACCCGCAAGGTCGGCAAGAAGAACGTTCAGTTCCTCGACGCATACACAGCCACGAAGCACATGAAGTTCAGCTTCGAGACGGGCGAATGGACTGTCACGGAGGACGAGGATATCAGCCGTATCGGTAAAATCCCCGCTGTGTATGTCAACCGCCCGACACCGATTTGGGAGGACACTGCCCGCCTCGTCTATGAGATTGAATGGGCGTTGAGCCGTAACGGTAACTACCTCCGCAAGAACTCCAAGCCGCTGTTCGTCGTGTTCGCCGACGAGGTTATCAAGTACGGCGACGAGAAGTCCGAAAACAAGGAGTTCAAGGCTGTTATGCAATATCCCAAGGGCTCAACCGCTCAGTATGTGACATGGCAACAGGCGACCGAGAACCTAAAATACTTCGTCGACGAGCTGCGACAGTCGTTCTTCACACAGCTTCAGCTCCCAGATTGGAGCTACGAGAAAATGAGTCAACAGGCCCTATCGGGGGAGAGCCGCAAGCAGCTGTTCATCGACGCTCAGATGAAAGTCAAGGACGAGAGCGGGCGTATCTTGGAGGCGTTCGACCGTGAGACAAACGTCCTGAAGGCTTATTTGAAGCTCATGCTCCCTGAGCGTTACCACGCTGACATCGACGCTCTGAAAGTGGAGAGCCGCATAACGCCGTTCTCTATCACGGACAGCAAGGAAACCGTCGAGACGCTCATGCTTGCCAACGGCAACCAACCTATCATGTCACAGCGAGAGAGTATCGAGGAATACGGACATACGGACGACGTTGACAAGACGCTCAGTGAGATAGCCGAACAGGGAATGGCGGACGTGTTCGAGCCGACCGAATAACCGGGTATGGCTCTACCGAAACCACGCCGCCGTCAGCCTGAGCGGGTGAAGCCGACTGTCTTCTGCAGTGACTGCCGCCACAGTTACGATTGGCACAGTAAGGCTATCGACGGACACCTCATCCTATGCCGCTGCCGCCTCGACGCTAAGTCGGAATACGGCAAGTGGTCGAAGTTCCTGAGCGATGCGGCTTGCGATAATTTCCAACAACGACAGGAGGACGTACAGAATGGCTAAGAAGAAACAGACAAAGAAACTGACATGGGAACAGCAGCACCTGCGTAACGTCGCCCGGTATGAGCGTCAGATAGACGACATCTACCGGGAGGCGGCACGCGAGGCTGCGTCTATCGGGGCGACCATTAAGGCTGTCAAGGGCGACACGCTGTTTTCATTCGCCGACTATCCACTTACACGCAAGCGAGTTGACAACCTGTTGTCGGGGCTGACAGAAAGCGTGGAGGCGGTTATCCTGAACGGCGTGCGTGCCTCATGGACGCTTGCCAACAACAAGAACAACGAACTGTCACGGCGGGTATTCGGCGATAACGTCGGCAAGCTGACACAGGCACAGTACCGCAGGTATTTCAGCGACAACGACGAGGCTCGTCAGGCGTTCGAGCAGCGCAAGGTAAACGGCATGAACCTCTCGAACAGGGTGTGGCGTTACACAGACCAATTCAAGGAGGAAATCGAAATGGGGCTTGATATCGGAATCCGCAACGGGCTGTCGGCAGGTCAGATGGCTCGGGAGCTGAATCAATACCTGCAGCACCCTGATATGTTATTTCGCCGTGTGCGGGATGAACACGGGATGTTACAGCTATCACAACGTGCCGCCGCTTATCACCCCGGACAGGGCGTTTATCGCAGCTCATACAAGAACTGCCGCCGCCTCGCAGCAACGGAAACCAACATGGCCTATCGCACCGCCGACCACCTACGCTATCAGCAGCTCGATTTCGTTGTCGGCATCGAAATACGAGTCAGCGGCAATCATACT